TTCGTAAGCTATATTTGGATCTATTTCATTAGCTATCTTCTGCATCCATTCCCCGGCTTCCACCTGCATCTCTCTGCCATCAGAATGGCATTTCATAATTTTAGTTCCTGACTTGCTTACATAATATCTAACAATCTTTTGTAATCTATTTGTAATTAGCTCACCATTAACTAAACTTCTTTCTTCATAGTACCACCCAAACTTAGCTTTAATCCCGCCACAGTAATCATATATAGATTTATTCTGGGCAAGAAACTCTTCTGGTAGTGTACCATAAACAAAGTAGGCATAAATAGCTTTAGGAATAATAAGAAAAGATTTATTCTTATGAAGTACAGCCACCTTCTTTTTCTCTAGATCTTCCCACTCATATTTACCTTTTGACTTTACCTTTCCATTCTTATAGACAGCCATATAATTATTTACGTCTGCTATAATCATTTTAGAATACTCGTCATGTTCTAGGTTAAGCTGAGTGATTTTTTCCCACTGAGCACATACATCCATATAAGTGGGTATAGATGAGGTAGGAATCATCATTTCTAGACCATCTGTATTTTGCATAAGCGGTATACCTTCTGGAATAGCTAGAGATAGCATCTCATATAGCATAGATAATTGAAGCTGACCATTGATAGTAATCTGCATAGTCATCTTAGGATCGTATAGGAAACTATTCTCATCACCTGTAAGACCGTATGTACTGTTAAGAATAATCTTGTATACATAGTTCTTTGGGTCAGACTTAGGAATCTTTTTACGCTCTTCAAAGAACCATTCATATAGGTCCCCAAATTCTTTCTGAGGTAGGTGCTCTGGATGAAACTTGTTCTTAATGGCTAGATTAGGATAGAAAGAAGTTACGTCAGATGTCATAATCGTCCATCCCGGCTGAGCTTGATATACTCCTGCATCCTTTGCACCATGGATACCGCCAAGACCGTAGTCAGTTTTTACACCTTTATAATCAAGCGTGTATTTTAACTTGTCTTTAGTAGATGTAACTACCTTAGTTCTAAAGTAGTCATGAATCTTTTGGAACTCTGCTGTCTGGAATTTAATATAAGGCAATATACATTGTCCAAGATATATCTCGTCACGCTTTGTTCTGAGTCTTTTAATTTCTGTTTTATCCCATCCTAGTTTCTTCTCAAGGAAAAATAAGAATAGTTCTTTAGAAATTCTAGGCTCTGAAGCAGAATACAGATCTATACCATATTCATTAGTAAGAGTCTTTCTAAGTTCTATTTGTTCTTTAGAGTGCTCAAATATCTTCTTAGTAGATTGTACATCATTAATACAATAAGTTATTATATCCTGCAGCTGCTGATCATTCTCAACAGGCTTAGTATGATGATGAGGCATCTCTTCTACATTCTGCCAGTCCATAGAATACTGTATCCATTTAAGAGAAGACATCTTAGCTTTATTATCCCAGTGATTCATTTTAAATAAATCTATCTGTCTAATTTTAAGCTGTCTAGGTGCAAACTCTTGGAACTCTCCTCTATCAGACTTATCAATAATACTTTGAGCTAGCTTATGAATATACATAGCCACTTCTAATCCACTAAGCTTCAGCAACTTAGCTTGATTTTTAAGTATGTGTTGAGAGATCTGAGCATCAAATGCTAGACCATTATAAGATATATGCCACTGATTAAGCTGTACACATTTCTTTAAGAAATCAATAAATTTAGGTAAGTCATTTTGGTCTTTAGTGATAATAAATATTTCACTAATGCTGTCATCTTTGTAGTGTTGAAACACACCTACAAAACAGTTGAGAAGGGTTTCATAATCCATAACCCAATGGGTTGGTAAATCTTGCTTCATATATATGGTTCAGTTAAGCTGTCCCCCCTTGTTATTGAAGCTGAAAAAAGGGAAGATTTCTCTTCCCTTATCCAGTTTTTGTTTGGGTTAGTCTATACGGTCACGATGCTACTTGGTGTAGCTGATTTCTCTTCTATAAAGTATTGCTTGTAATCAAAGCTGTCTGCATTAATAGCAAACATATTAATAAAGTTTTCTACCTCAGGAACGTTTTCTACATAATATTCATAGAAAGTCTCTAGTGTCTTACGTTCTTCAGCATAGTCTTTACCATTAGCTCTTCTGCCAATCTTCATTGTCTGAGGATCTCCAAATTCATTAAGCTTAGCAAGCATATGCAATGATTCTTTTTTCTGTTTTGATATAACTGCTAGCACTTTATTATCTACGTCAAAGATAGCCTCGTTATAAGGGGATTCTGATGTTACAGGGATTAATTTAAATGTCTTTTTGGTTCCCCATACGGATGTAATTAACATCATTGATTTATTCATATTGTTTGTTTTTTACAAAGTTAAGTAGTCTCTTCTAATAATTGTGTATCTTCTATAGGAATTTTTAAAGTTTCTTTTTCTAAATCACACGGGTTACATAATTCCTTGGTAGTCTTTATAGTATCTATGTTTACATCTAATAGCTTAGAGTATACACCGTGATACTTTTCAGGATACAAATAAGTATCCATATACTTATACTCTGAAGAGCTTTCACCATAATATGTTTTAATAGCTCTTTTTAAAACATTTGATAGTTTAGAATATTTTCCTAATAAGAAGTTGAACCAGTCATCTTTATATATTTCAAAATTAAATATATAAAGACTGTATTCTTTTACATCTATTTTACTGTCAAATAAAGGATTAGTAAGTAGCATTTGTTTTTCAAACACTTTAAACCCTTCATCTTTAGTAACTTTATATACCACTATCAATCTCATATCCTCAGGATCTATCTTCCCCTCAAGAGAAAGATAGGTCCCTGTTGGACTAATGTTACTAGAACGTCTAATACCAAGAGCTGGATATAAAAAAGATCGTGATTTTTGAAAATACTTCCCATAAAGATTTTCTATCATATTTTTTTCTTTATAAAACTACGGAACCTGTTGCAAAATCATAAGGTAACTCGTAGTTTTTATTGTTATAATGCCAGCTGGCTTTATCTATCACTTCAAACAATCTATTTCCCCATTTGTTTAGTGTTGTACTAGATACAGGGAAAGCATATGTTTGAAATGCTTTATCTATAACTACAAAGTGAAAATTAATATTATATCCTTTGTCTATCAATTCTTTATACACTGTAGCAACCATTGCAATATACGCTGCAGCTTGCATCCAGTAGGAATAGAATTCAATAGTTTCAGGAAAGTCTTTTAAGTCTTTACTTGTAGTCTTGATATCGTTGACAAATATAGTCTTTTTATCATGATCTATAACTAGATTATCTATAATTCCTTTAAGTCCAAAAGGCTGATTTAATAATTCTATTTGTAAAGGCAATTCGTTATGCACTTCTACATTACTAAAATCATTTAAATCACAACCAATTAGCTCACAAATAGATTTGTTAGTCTTGATTAAGTCCACTGCACTCTTACAATAGTCATATGTCTCTTGATCAATTAAAATTTTAGCTCCTTTAATTTTAAGAAATGCCCAATAGTTAGTGGCTTCTAGTGTAACTACCTTTTGTACACGCTGCTTATCGGTTAACAGGTTCTGAAAGTAGTTTATATCTTTCATTACATCTAGTATTGCACCGTCAAACTCTTCTAAGTTAGTACGAGTGTCACCATCTTTAGCTATTTGCACATGATGACTGTACACTCTGTCAACTATTATCTTGATATTATCACCTGGAAGTTTGCCGGGGCTAATAACAAACTGGTCATTAAACTTTTCTTCTTCTAAAAGAAGAGCGTGAATGATCTTACCTTGTACTAAGTGAGCATCTGTACGTTCTTCTTTATTACCTAGAACATACATCTGATAAAATACTGCAGGGTTCCACATAAGCTTGTTTAAGCTACTATAAGAGAAGTAAAACTTCTTACTATAAAAGTCATCTTGTAATTTGACAACTGTTTCTTCCATTAATGATTCTAATTCCATCCTTCTGAGTTTTCTTGTTTTAATAAATCTTGTGCAACACCGCAAATCATCATACCATTAATTTGATTACTTGGTAGTATACTATGGGAATAACTAAAGTCTTTATACTTCTCGTAAAAAGCTGTAGCTATGGCTCTCCAGGTGTAGTCTTCTACACAACGCCATTCTCTAATGTCATTCACCATCTCTGGTGTAAGATCATCTTTTAACTTTTGTTTCTCTTCTTCCCACTGCTTCTGAGCTTCCTCCTGCATTCTTTGAGTTTCTGGATCTTCCATCCATTTTCTAAATGCTGAGTTGTGGTCTATTTCTTGATCTATATCTGCCATACTATAAATTTTTAGGTTTCCAAACTCCCATGGCTCTATCACCATGAGCTATTACACAGTTCCTACAAAGTACAGTTATCCAACCTGAGGTCATGCCTAGGTCTTCTTCTGATCCACAGTCTTGACATTTGTCATCACACATACTTTCAGCCATCTTAATCATACCTTCTACCACTTCATCATGTCCATTTGTATAGAAGCGTAATCCTCCAAACTTTTCTTTCATTTGTGTACATGTAACTTGAGTTGGTTTATACTGCCCTTCTTTTGTATGTTTAACATTATGATCTATATACCATTGTATACAATCACATAGTTTATCTATAATTGGTAACCAGCCTTCTGGTACACCATGCCAGTTAACCCTGCCGGGGTTACCCTGATAGTCTTCAAATATCTTTGGATACTTGGCTATTATTTCTTCTGTAGTTATCTGCTTGGCCATAATCCTAATTCTATAAGTTTAGCACTCATACGTTGTTGTGATCTTGTATCTACTGTTAGTGCTTCCTCATACTCAAGGAGAGCTACTAATTCTTTAATTAGATCATTACAGTTTTTTAATTCAGCAGCTAGTTGCTCTCTAGATACTTTTGCATCTTCTGACTTATTCCAATCGTCAACGTTTGGATCTGTGTCATTATTATAAATTGCCATGTTATTTCTTTTCTAATTTTGTTTTATGATCGTGACATGTTGTACATAACACTTGTAAGTTATCCTGTTCACAGAAGAGCCTGTCCACAAATCCGGGAAGGTCCTGCCCACAGTTTAAACTACCTGCTCCTACAATATGGTCCACGTTAATTTGCTTATCAGGAAACCATGTCTTACAACTATTACATAAGTATTCAAACTTCTGTCTCTTATTAGGTCCCTTGTAGGGCCTACGAGCTTTCATTTTACATTCTGTAATAGGTTTCCACCATCTAGACTTTTGTCTAAGGGCACTACGTATGAATGACCAAAAGGCTGATTCAGTCATAGTCCCCGCATTTCTAGTTTTAGGAACTCTACTTGTTTTCTTAACAGGTCTCTTTCTAGTTGCCATTATAATTTTTTATTTATTAATGGAACCAATCTGTCTCTAACAGCTTTAGCTCCATTGTCTTTTATTGAGTCAGACAAGTCTTTACTCATAGGAAGAAGAAGGATTTCCACTGCAGGGTAAGTAGTTTTATACTTCTCCATAGCTTTAATACCTGCATCGTCATTATCAAACATTACTATCACTTTCTTATAATCTTTTATAAATTGTTCCATAGTGTCTCTTTTAATCATAGAGTTCTCACTATCTGGGGCTACTACATTTATATTAGAAAGCTTAAGAGACTTCAGAGACATCATGTCTTTAAGACTGGACAGAATAATTAGATAATCATTCTGCTCTAGATGCTGCTCTCCCTGTAAATGGTCTTTAATTTTTAGAAACTTTTTATCTGATGTTTTAGGTTGGTAGATTTTATATAGCTCCCCGCCTTTGGTAAAATACCCATAGATGTAATTTCCACTAATTACTAATTCTTTACCGTCCTTTATCATAGTGTAATATGATAGGGGTTTTACACAATACTCATCTAGTAATTTAGATCCAATGTTAAACTGGGTCCAAAAATATTGATCTTGAGTAGTCCATGGTCTAAAAATATAACTATGTACTTTATACTTAGACTGCTCTTTAAATTCCTTTACGTCGTATCCTCCATTATTATGGAGAACATAATCATTATATTGCTCTACAATTAGATTGCAGGCTTTATGATATGGTAAGTCATAGATATCTTTTACAAGATCTATGGCTGATCCGCCCTTACCTGTAGAGAAATCTTTATACTTATACACTTTAACTTTTGCATCAAAGTATATACACATGCTTGGCGTGCGTTCTTTACTATTAAATAAGCTTTTAATTTTTACATCTTCACCAGCTAACTTTTCTTTCAGTTTGCAAAAATGTTCAAATACCCAAGGTGTTGGTACATCTTTTATATCATGTACCAGATTTTTAGTTTTAAACATAGTTAAGAATTTAAAAAAAATTGGGGAGAGTAGAAACTCCCCCCTCAGAATGTATATGAAAGAAAGACTTTACATGTTAAAATCTTCGTTTACAGGCTCAAAACCAGATACTGGCTTAGTCTGTAAAGCTTTGTAATGATATTGATTGTTCTTATCAAACTTCTCTAATTTATTTTCATCTGCGTTTGCAAATTTAAACTTAGGAAGTGATAACTTAACAATTGTTTTACCATTGTATTCTTCTTCTTGAGCTTTAAGGAAGAAATATAAATTCTTTCCTTTTAATAACTTAGCTACTTGAGCAACCCAGTCTTCAATACTAGATGCACTGATAGTATCTAACTCATCTTTTAAACCCAATTCTACAGCAATAATGCTAAGCTTGTTCATAATCTCATTTTTAGACGGGCTCGTCTCATTATAAGAATCAATCCACATACTTGCAGACACTCTAGCAGATTGGCCTGTAAATTTAGGGCCATTCTCATTACCTTTTTCTACAGTCCATCCCTCAAAGTTTTCTAATACAGGTCCCTCTAAAACTAATTCCAGAGCTTTTTTACCTGTATTTTTAGATTCTCTTACTGATGCACTAAAGATGTGTGCATAATTTACTCCTGGTTGTAGAGACTTTTGTACTCCACCACCTTGTTTTACTTCTTGTCCTTTTGTACTAAACATACTGTTTGTTTTATAAATGTTAAACGTTTAACTAATTCTCAAAATCTGTGATTGCTTTCTTTACTAAACCTAAATCGTTTGCTATCTCAAAGGTATCAAACATTCCTTTAGGTGACTTACATGTGTTATCACCTGTAGTCTGAGTTTCAAAAACATATCTAATTACATCATCTTTTCCTTTCTTCACTTTACCGTAAAGCACTATAGAGAATAATCCCTCTAAGGTAAGCTTTTCATCAACCATTTTACCAATAGTTTTTGCTTTTAATTTACGTTTACCATCCATATCAGTAGATTCTTCTGCATGAGTTAAGAAAAATACGGTTAAGTCTTCTCTCAAGTCTTTAGGCATTCTAGCTATACGAGCTAAACCTGCACCGATCTGAGTGAACTTCTCATAACCTTTTTCATCTACTCTTTCAAAGAACTCAAACGAGCTCATGTACTGAAAATCATCTACCACTATGGTTTTGATTTCAGGACGCTTGTCATTTACATACTGTAATGCTGCATAAATATTCTGGGTACTAGACTTATCATACATATTACCTGTAGGATTGTCTTTAGACCATATAGAATACTTTGACTTCCATCCTTTAAAGGGTAACGGTTTGTTAGCCACATTAATGATGAAGGTTTCTTTCGGGTCCAGGGTCTCAATAGCTGTAGACTTACCTGCACCGGACTCTGCAATAATTAATACTCCTTGTGCCATGTGATTGTTATTATTTGTTATTTAGATTTTATAAGCTCGTTTAACCAGTTCTTGCTACTTACAGGCTTACCTGTATGGATAGCATAGTAATCTCTAATAGTCATCTCACTATAAGGAGCATCTGATGAATCCATAGAAGCAGGTGCTGGATACATAGGCATGTCTTTTAAAGACGGGTTAGCATTTGTTGTAAAGATGTTCTGTGTACTCTCAACTGCTGCATATTTACTAATAGCAATAGACTGAGGATTAACAGATCTTAGTTGTTCAATAGGGACTAAATAAGAACCTTTCTCATTTAATTCATACTCTTCTTCAAAAGTTGCATTGTAAGGGATTCTATACACTGTACGTTTAACATCTGCAGGGTCTAGCTCTCTAGTAACTAATTCAAAATAGAAACCTTTTTCTTTCTTGAACTCTGATGAAAAGATACCTACTACTAATCTTCCTGATTTATCATGGAAGGGCATTTTCATATTGAAGTCTGTGATACTAATACCAAGATCTTCTATTAATGTTTTATGATGGGATCGTACAGCTTCAAGCTTACTACGCTTCCATTCTTTTTTCTGCTCATCGGCAGACTGTAAAAAATTAAAATCTGACATAATCTGTTTTTTGTTAAGGTTGAAATTGATTTGTTGTAAATTGCTGTCCAGCTGTTTGATTTCTAGCTGAACGTCTTTGATATGTACCTGTTGGATTCTGAGAGTCAAACTCTGGCACTTCTATTAATTTCTGTCTATTGAAATTAGCATCCATGAATAATAAGTTATTATCATCAGATCCGTTTCTCACTTTAAGTAAGTGCATAAAGATATGATTCTTTTTAGCATCATACTCTTTAGGCCCATATAAAGGAATGTTTGCTTTATAAGGATTGTTCAATGCTACTAGCATATCTGATCCTTGCATAAGAGCATCACCACCAAATACATCTGATGATACAGGATAGTTACCAATTTTACCTGGCTCCTTTCTTGACGGCTCATCAATTGTACGGTTAAGTTGTGTGACCATAAATATGATAACAGGAAGTTCTTTCTTAACTTGCATTAAGGCTTCTACAGTGTTATACAATGTAGCAATCTTCTCTTTCTCATCTGGTGCTTTTTTAATTAACCAGCTATGATCAATAGTTACTATTAACGGTTTGCTACCAAGAGCAACATAAAACTGTTTAATAGCATCTACTATCTGTCTATTGTTAATAGGATTATTTATTTGTAATCTATGTATACCTTGACTCTCTAGTAATTCAGTCTCTTTAATATACTTTAGTAATAAATTATAACTATAATCATCAAGAGCTTGTGTAGTACTTAAGATTTGATTATAGTCAAGAGCAGTCTCTGCAGCAAAAGCTCTAGAGCCTGACTGTTTAGCTCCCATTTCAAATTGGAACTCTAAGATGTTAAAGTCTTGTCCAGGATTTAACTTACGAGCTTCTCTTAAAATTTGACTTACAATAAGTGTTTTACCTGCACCAGGTCTTGCACCAATTGTAATAAGAGAGCCCCATTCTATACCGTTGACACCAGCTTTGTTAAGCCCAGGCCAAGGTGTTAGTAAAGATTTAATGTTTCCTTTACGTCTATCATCTACGTA